TAGTAAGTTACGTCATCGGTAGGCATCTCGTCCTCGATGAAGTCACTTGTCACGATGTTGGCGTTGAGAGTGAGATCGAAGATCGTAGACTTGCCGATTCTCGCCCAGGTGGGTGTGCTGGTGCTGCTTACGTTGATGTAAGGGATGAATTTGTGCTTCTTAAGTCTTGTTAATGTTGCCATAATTTTATACCTCTCTTTCACGGGTGTATGTGATAGCCAGGGCCATCTGATAAAGTGTATCCGTAGAGTCCGCCTCCATCGGGTACGGGTTGCCGGTCAGCTCGATCTTGGTGATCTTGCGGTCACCGTCAAGCTCAGGGTAAGCATAGCTATAACCGAAGTCGTCAGCCCAGTAAGTCAGATCCTCGAGCCAAGCGTCCGCATCCTTGCGGTCCTCTTCACTCACTGATGCCTGCCGTGCATAGAACTGATAGAACTCAGTTATCTCATAGCTCCCGTTATTGAACTCCTTCGTCTGCCTTGTCGGCGACTTAAAGAGCCCATACTTGTCAGAGCCGTCCGTTATGTGGTTTGTGTCCACCGTCATGTTCTCATAAAACGAGAGCCATGCGGCTATAGCTGCAGATATTGTCATGCTTTAGCTCCTGCCAGTTTCCTGGCGCCGGCGAGGATCGCATCCTTGCCGCCTTCTTGATGGATCGCCCGCTCGAACCAGTAGTTACCTCTGCGAGGTGCCTCCTGGAAGTTCGCCGGCATATAATACCAGCGTCTCGCGTATGGCGTTCGATATTTTACTTGTCCGGATCCCACCACCGTGTTTATGATACCGCTCTGGATAAGCGTGCCCTGATCAAAAGGAACATAGGGCTCACAGTAGCGAAGGACTTCGCTGTCTATAAACTTCTGCACGGCCCCGTTCTTGGCCAGGCCATGCGCATCCAGAACGCCATCAGGGTCCACGATGACGCTTTTAAGGTTGAACATATTCGGCATTAGTACACCACCACCTTAATATGCTTAAGCAGATCGCGGTTAGAGTTGTCGTTTACGCTCCGGATGATGCCGCCCTTGTGAGCATGGAGCAGATCGCTGATCCGGTGCCCCTTCTCGGTGGTTACCTCATCGGTAAGCTCGCCGTAGAAGATCGCATCCTCTTCGGTGAAGCTGCTCAGATCGATGGATCCGAGAGTCTCCTCCGGGAAGGTGATGTTCGCGGACTTGTGTACCTGCATCCTGCCGGTAGCGAGTGACTTGTCTATCACGTCAGACCACTGTACGCCCTGGACGACTGTCCTGAGCATCGTGCCGTTCGTCTGCTTCTGGTATACGGTTACTGTATCAGTGAAAAGTGCCATATCAATAAGCCCTCACGATCCCCGTGCCGGATAACCAGCTCCGGATGTTCTTACCAAGCTCCTCGAGTGCGTCGGACTGCTTCTGCAGTACATAGCTCTCGGTGTAGCCGTCATTAGATACGGAGGCGATACCCTTGCCCTGAGCCTTAGGCGCCTCTGCCATGAAGTCGATGACCTTACAGATGCAATCCTTAAGCTGATCGCCGTAGATCTCCTCGTCCAGGTTTGTGAGGTTGAGCTCTCCCCAGTGAATGAGTCCGACGATCCGGATCACTTCCTTCTCGGCCAGAGCTTCCGCTTTAGGGAAGTCCGCCTCCGTTACCTTTGAATAAAGGGAGCTATAATACTCCCACGATACAAGTGCGGCCATAGATAGCTCCCTCCTTGTTATTTCTTTGTGCTCTTGCGAGCGGTCTTTTTAGGTTTTTCTTCCTCTACCGCCTCAGGCTCCTCGGATATAACGGGAGCCGGTGCTTCCACCGGCTCCTCGATTATCTTTTTAGGTTCCTTATCGGCAGCAGGATCTACCCATCCCACTGTTCTCATAGGCTACCTCCTTAAGCGTTCTTATGGAGGTAAATGCCCTTTACCTTGTTCTCGTAGCCGTCTGCGATAGATACGTTACGATAGCCGAACTTCCAAGCGTCAGCGCTCTGGTTCTGCTCAGGAGTAACGATCTTAGGCACTACGTGCTTCTCGAACTGGATGACAGCAGGCTTGTGGATGATCATGAAGTTGATATCCTTAGCGCCGGTTGCCTTAGCATATCCGCCAGCCTCTTCGCCGGAAGTAGTTCCGTCGAGCTGATCGATAGCTGTGTAGAATCTGCTCTGAGGTACCTTGATAACGCCAGCGAACTGAGCGAGCACTTCGCGGCTCTTTGTGGTATCCATATCTCTAACAAGGCCGTAGAGTGTAGGAGTGATGAAGAGGTATCTCTCAGTCTGAGGAACCTCATCGTTATCCATACCGTCAGCTGCCGCAGAGATAGCTGCGATTACAGCGGAGCCAGTAGAGAGAGCTGCTGCTGTAGTTGTGCTGATGCCGGAAAGTCCAGCATAAGAAGCAAAACGGAAAGCATCGAGCTCAGGCACTACCTTAGTGCGGATGAACTCACCAGCGAGACGTCCGAAAGCTACGCCAGCGGTCTCGATGTTGTCCATGTTGTCAACCTGGAACATACGACCTCTGTCGAAGTTGCACGCTACTGTCTCCATAGTGAGAGTTACGTCGCCGTTAACGTATCCGGAGCTCTTAGAGTAGTCTCCAAGGCCGTCCATGCTCATCTTAGGGATGACGAGCTCGTTAGCGTTTGCGCCCTGCTGTACGAGCTCATTAGAGCCGTCAAGTACAGCTGTAAGAGATGCGTTCTTATATACTTCATCGAGAACGCCTGCGATATACTGCTTGAATAATGCGATTGAATTAGCCATGATTATTTATCTCCTTCACTTTTCTGTGTTGAGAGTCCAGCGGCTGCCCTGATCGAGTCAAGGAAAGCGTCTCCGCTGGTTCCTCCGGTTACTTTGCCGATGGCTCCGACCTTGCCGACCGGTGCCGGTTGATCCTCACCGAAGAGCATCTTACTATCCTCAGCTTCTGCGAGCTTCTTAAGAGCTGCAGCGACGTCCTCCTTCTGGTTCTTGGATGCCTTAAGCGCTTCCACGTCCAGAAGTGCCTTGATCGCCTTCGGGTTTCTTCCCTTGGCCTCAGTGATGGCGTCCTTAACAAGATCATCAAAGTCTCGATCAGCGAGCTGGGAGGCGTAGCTCTTATCCTTCTCGTCGAGCTGCTTCTTGAGCTCTGCGATCTCAGAGTTGAGCTTGTCAGCATCCACGTCCTTGAACTTGTCCAGGCTCTCTGTGAGAGTCTTCACTTTGTCCTCGGAAGCGGTGAGCTTATCCTTCTGCTTCTCGTAGTCTGTGACTGTCTTGTAGTTCTCCTTGACCTCTTTGTCGATGGCCGCCAGCTGTTCGGCCGTGACCTCAAGGCCTGCGTCTTTGAGTATTGCTTCGATGTTCTTCATGTTTTTGATCCTCCTAAAATGATTTATTAACCGGACTTTCTCCGGTGGGAAATTGCGCCGGAAGGATTTGAACCTTCGACCTCCGGGACATGATCCCGGCGAGCTTCCAAACTGCTCCACGGCGCGACGGATCTCAGGCTACTACCCTGAGCCGGTTATCTTTAGCGCGGATACCTACCTCTTCGCTAAAGCGGTGATATTCCTGCGTTTTGGCCTTTATTTTTCGATCATATTCCTGCTTTTGGTCTGCAGGTGCGACATACTCCTCACGCTTTAACGCCCTGATCTCTCGCTCCATGCTCCGCTGGTGCTGAGTCGCGTCATAATAGTCGTATGTCTTGCCGTCCACTTCCTTCTCCTCCCAAGTCTCCAGGGGCTCCGGTATCTCACTGATGCCCTCAAAGAACGGATAAAAAGTATGTCGGCAGTTAACGCCACAGATACCTGCAGCATCGCCATATCCGGCGCCTTCCCCGCCATCGCATGGCAGCGGATCGCTAAAGTCCGGATATTTGTCCGACTTGCCGGACATAGAGAAGACCTTGTTCTCGACGTCTGCGTGCTCCGGTCTGGCTCCCTCATGCTGGGAGACGATAACGAGATCCACGTCGGAGCTCTTACAGTTGGCCTCTGTGATCCTTCCGGCCATCTGGTTCATGGAAGTACGCACACACATCCGGGCCGATGTATCGAGCTGATAGCTTCGTCCGCTCGCGTAGTCGATGGAGCGGAGTCCG